ACTGGTTCAAAGAAATTAGATGGTGGTATTTATGATATTAAAACTCCTTTTTCACAGATGAAATATGAAAGGTTAATTGATGAAAATACTGGCAATCATACATCGGTGCAAGTTGGTTGGTTTGTTGATGACAATCAAGAATCTTACGTGGGGAAACCTTTGTTGTTTTACCCAATAAGACAATTAAATCAAGATTCTATTGCTTTTTTAAATTCTGGAACAAGTCAAGAAGAATTAGATGACTATATTATTCCATCAAATAGCGTAGCATTATTATCTTCAACAAGTTCATATAATATGAATTTCTTTGCAGAACAAAATGAGTATGCTTTTTTTAATACAACTCCAGATATTGGATTTACAAATACATTATTCCAAGCATATTATAGTAATTATATAGAAAGTGTCTTTAATGAATCAAATAGAATTACGAAAGTTACCGCTTATTTGCCTTTAAGAATATTACTTAATTATACGTTGGCAGATAGGTTTGTAATGGGTGGGAATAGCTACAAGATAAATTCAATAAAAACTAATTTAAAAAATGGTAAATCTGACATAGAATTACTGAACGATTTATGATAGAAAATATATTAGAATTATTAAAACACGCAAACGGAGAAACCGAAAATATACGTATTGCACAAGGTAAGAATAAATTGCCTATTAGTTTAAAGGATGGGTATAAAGCACTTAAACAAGAGATAAAATGGCAGAAAAAGTAATAATTGAATTAGAAGCTAAAACTGGTAAAGCAGAAGCAAACATACAAGATGTTGTTAATTCAGTAGATAATTTAAATAAATCATTTGTAAAAGCAAATGAATCAAATAAAAAATCTTTAAAAAGTTTAACCAAAGGTACAAAGGTTTTAGCTAAAGGTTTTAAGGGGGTCGGTCTTGCTATGAAAGCTGCTGGATTTGCTATTATAATGAAAGTAGTGGATAGGGTTTCAGAGGCATTAATGAGAAACCAACAAGTAGCTGATACTGTTGAAACTGTATTTACTGCAATAGGAATTGTTTTTAAACAGATTACCGATGTATTAATAGATGTATTCAAAAGTGTTTCAGATGCTACTGGAGGGTTTGATGCGTTACAAAAAGTTTTAGGTGGTGGATTATCAATAGCAATTAATGTTGTTGTAGGTGCTATTCAAGGAATGATGCTCGGTGTTAAGAAAGCACAATTAGCTTGGGAAGAATCATTTTTAGGAGATGGCGACCCAGATACAATAAAGAGATTAAATTTAGAGATTGAAGAAGTTGGAAACAAGTTAGATGAAACTGGTAATAGGATTAAAAAAGCAGGTTCAGATATAGCAGATAATTTTGTTGAAGCAGTAGGAGAAGTTGGTTCTTTAGCAGAAGGTGTAGCAGTAGGTGTTTCGGATTCTATTGATAAAATAGACGTAAAATCTGCTTTAAGCCAAGCAAAAAGAGTTGTTCAAAATAAAAAGAATTATGGTTTATTAGAATCACAAAGTCAAAGATTAATTGAGCAGTATGATTTAGAAGCAGAAACACAAAGACAAATAAGGGATGATGATAGAAAAACTGTTGAAGAAAGAATAAAAGCGAACGAGGAATTACTTAATGTTTTAAACAAACAAGCGAGTGAGGAAAAGAAAGCTATTGATGCTCGTATTAGTGCTTTAAATGAACAAGTAAGATTAGAAGGAGAAAGTAATGAACTAACAAAAGAACTTTTTGATTTAAACACAGAACTTATAGCTATTGATGCAAAGGTAGCAGGTTTTAAATCTGAACAATTAGTTAATCAAGCTGCTTTACAAAAAGAGATTTTAGAAATAACAAACTCACAAAAAAATGCAGATGCAGAATTAAATACTAATAAGAATCAATTTGAAGCAGAACAAATAGAAAATGACCTTGCAAGATTAGAAAGACAAAAGTTACTAAACGAACAAGAAACAGAATCAGAAAAAAAGAGATTAACGGACAAAAGAGATTTATATAAAAAGGGTACTATTGCATTTCAAGAAGCACAAAATGAACTAAATGCATTTCAACAAGCAAGTGGACAAAAACAAATTCTTATAGATAAACAGATTGCAAAAGAAAAAGAAAAAACTGTATTTAATACTTTAGGTGCTATTGCAGGATTATTAGGTAGTAATAGTAAGTTTGGAAAAGCATTAGCAATTACACAAGCAATAAGAGATACTTATGCAGGAGCAAATAAAGCACTTGCACAAGGTGGTATTTTTGGGTTTATTGGAGCAGCAGGAGTTATAGCATCTGGTATTGCAAATGTTAAACAAATAACCGCAACACAAGAACCAACTGCACCATCATTTGCAACTGGCGGTGGCGGTGGTACTACTGTTGCTACTCCTACCGCACCATCATTACCTCCTGCATTTAACGTAGTAGGTGCAAGTGATACAAACCAATTAGCAGAAGCAATCGGTGGGCAAACACAAAAACCAGTACAAGCATTTGTAGTATCAAATGACGTTAGTACTGCACAAGAAATGGATAGAAATATCATAGAGGGTGCATCTATTGGATAAAAGGCAAAATAAAAAAAATATAACTATATACAAATATGAATATAATTGAGTTAATATTAGATGAGGAAAATAATGAAATAGGAATTGAAGCAATTAGCGTTGTAGAGAATCCTGCTATTGAAGAAGATTTTATTGCCTTAAATAGTAACATTATAGAATTAGCAGAAGCAGATAAAGAGAAGAAACTACTTGTAGGTGCTTTATTGATACCTAACAAGCCTATATATAGAAGAAGTGGAGACGAGGAGTATTATATATACTTTTCAAAAGATACTGTTGTAAAGGCATCTCAAATGTATTTACAAAATGGTAATCAGAGTAAAGCTACTTTAGAACACGACCACGAAATTAATGGACTTACTCTTGTAGAAAGTTGGATAGTTGAGGATGAGGTACACGATAAATCAAGAAAGTTTGGGATGAATGTACCAGTAGGAACTTGGATGGGTTCTGTTAAGGTAAATAATGATGAGGTTTGGAATGACTTTGTAAAAACTGGAAAGGTAAAAGGATTCTCTATTGAGGGATACTTTGCTGACAGAATGGAAAGACCTAAAGAAGGGTTAAAAGAATATCCTCATATTATGTATAATCCTAAAAATGGGGAAAGCATTACAATAAATACTAAAGAAGAACACGATAAATATACTAAAAAAGGTTGGGTACATAATAAACCAAGTAAATACAAAGAAATTATACAAGAGGAATTATCTCAAATTGAAGAAGCAGAAGCAGAGTTTATGTTATCTCAAATAAAGGCAGTTATCAAAAACGATAAACGACTTAAAAAAGGTAAGAGAACAGAAATGGAAAGTTTTTCTGACTATCCACAATCTGTAAGTAACAATGCTAAAAGAGGTATTGAACTAAACAAGAAAGTAAACAACAAATGTGCTACACAAGTTGGTAAAGTAAGAGCACAACAATTAGCAGACAGAAAGCCAATAAGTATGCAAACTATAAAACGTATGTTTTCTTATTTAAGTAGAGCAGAAGAATTTTATGATGGTAGTGATACGGAAGCTTGTGGAACTATATCTTATTTATTATGGGGTGGTAAATCAGCTAAAACTTGGGCAGAATCTAAAATAAAACAAGATGAGAAAAAATAACAATACAATTCCAAGTAGTACAAGTCCAAGAGCAAGTAAAAGAGGGTGTTTATGTAAAGACAATACATACTCTAAAAAGTGTTGTGATGGTAGCTTACAAGCACAGGGAATAGGGAAAACCTCTACAACAGTGTAAACGAAAATACAAATTAATTTTTTTAATACTATATATTTATATGAAACCAAGTGAAATGTTAAATCAAGTAAAAACTCTTTTAGGGGTTGAGGTAAAACTTGAGCAAATGAAATTAGAAAATGGAACTGTTTTAGAAGCAGATAAATTTGAAGGTGGTAATGAAATCTTTATCGTAACAGAAGATGAAAAAGTTGCTTTACCAGTTGGCGAATACGTTTTAGAAGACGGTCAAACTTTAGTAATCGAAGAAGAAGGTATTATCAAAGAGATGAAATCTGAAAACGAAGAAGCTAAAGAAGAAGAAGTGGAAGCTGAAATAGAAGTGGAAGCAGAAGAAGAAGAAAAAGAAGAAATGGGTTACGCTACTAAAGAGGAACTTGCAGAGGTTAAATCTATGATTGAGGAAATCAAAGCAATGTTAGAACCTAAAGAAGAAATGAGTGAAGAACCAAAAGAGGAAGTAAAAGAGGAAGTAGAACTTTCAGAAGTTGCTCAAGAGGTTGTTAATGAAATTCCAACAGAGGTTGCACAAGAATTATCTGAACCTGCTGCTGAACCAATCAACACAAACGCAGAAGTTTCTAAAACACAAGTAAAATTCAATATAGCATCTAAAAGAAGGATGTCTACATTGGATAGAGTAATGAGTAAAATAAATAAACTTTAATAACAAATAAATTAAATAAAAATGAGTGTATCTTTAACATCAACTTATGCAGGAGAATTTAGTGGTAAGTATATCGCTGCTGCATTATTATCTGCATCAACTTTAGATAGTGGTGCTATTTCAATTCTACCTAACGTAAAGTTTAAATCTGTTATCCAAAAGGGTGCAACTGATGACATCGTAAAAGATGCTTCTTGCGACTTTGTAACAAATCAAGGAACTTTAACTTTAACAGAAGCAGTTTTAACTCCAGACGAGTTTCAAGTAAACCTACAATTATGTAAGAAAGATTTACATAACTCTTGGGAAGCTGAACAAATGGGATATTCTGCTCACGATTCTTTAGCACCATCTTTTGCTGAATTCGTAATTGCTCACGTTGCTTCTAAAGTAGCTGACAAGACAGAGAAAAACATTTGGAGTGGAGCAACTGCAAACAGTGGAGAATTTGACGGATTTACTGCAAAATTAACTGCTGATGCAACTGTTGTAGATGTAACAGGAACTACTGTAACTTCTGCAAACGTAATTGCTGAATTAGGAAAAGTAGTAGATGCTATTCCAACTGCTGTTTACGGACAAGAAGATTTAACTCTTTATGTTTCTTCAAATGTAGCACGTGCTTACATTAGAGCATTAGGAGGCTTTTCAGTAGCTGCAACTTCAAACGCTGGTTCTGATAACAAAGGAACTCAATGGTTCAATGGTGGGGAATTATCTTTTGATGGTATCAACATCTTTGTAGCTAAAGGATTAGGAGATGACACTATGGTTGCTGCTCAAAAATCTAACTTATATTTCGGAACTGGTATCTTAAACGACCAAAACGAAGTTAAAGTAATTGATATGAGCGACATTGATGGTTCTCAAAACGTAAGAGTAATAATGAGATTTACCGCAGGAGTACAACACGTATTCGGTTCTGACATCGTTCTTTATTCATAATAATTAATTAATCAATATTTAAAAGGGTGGGTATGCTTAATGCACATCTACCCTTTTTTATTTAAAACAATATAAATATATGGCTTGTTCATTAACAACTGGACGTAAAGTACCTTGCAAATCGGCAGTAGGTGGGATTAAAACTATCTACTTTGCAGATTATGGAACTTTAGGAGCGTCTACAATAGTGGGTGGAGAGATTACTGCATTTGCAGGAAGTCCAAGTTGGTTTCAATTTGATGTAAAAGGTGCATCATCTTTAGAAACTGCAATAAACTCATCAAGAGAAAACGGAACTACTTTTTATGAAAGTACCTTGACAATGGCTTTAACTTTTCAAGACAAAGCAACTCAAGAAGAATTAAAATTAATTGCACACGCAAGACCTCACGTAGCTATCGAAGATTATAACGGAAACTATTTTGTTGTAGGTTTAGAACACGGAGCAGAGGTAAATGGTGGTTCTATCACAAGTGGAGCAGCAATGGGAGATGTAAGCGGTTACAATTTAACTATTGTAGCACAAGAAACTGCACCGCCTTACTTTGTTACTGGTTCGGTAATTACTTCTGATGCTTCTGCAACACAGATTGACCCAACTGCATAATTAAATTTTAACTTTATATTAAAGGGGTGTCTTAACAGATACCCTTTTTTTATTTATATTATTAATACACACAAAAAATAGTATTTATTACTATATACTAATATGAAAGTATTAAGTACGAGTACAAACCAACAAACCATTAAGGTAATACCGAGAAGTTACGTTGCATCTGTTACATTAAAATTAAGAGATGACAGTAC